TTGATCAGTTAAAATACTCATTTACTATCTCCGTAATTTTATTACTTTTGTTTTATCCTAATTGTGCCGCTGTTCTACTATTTTGAATAGATTCACTACCACCAACACTGGAAACTATGCCATCACCCATAATAACCGATCTATTATCTGGGTACATGCCGCCAGGGAAAAAACCACTAATTAAATCTGAATCAATATCAGAGCTTCTTTTTTGAGAAGAAGTTATATTTTCAGTTACCCAATCATCACCTGCATGTGCTTCAATAGTTTCACCATTAACCATGGCTTGACTCATCTTAATCTGCTGAGATAAAATAGACATATCTTAAAACATCTTAAGGTTATCTTTCATTTCCAAACTAAGCAGTATGTCTTTTAAACTGTTGGTGGAAATGATTTCTTCTTGCACAATGCCTCTTAATTTTTGTTCTACAAGTTCAACCTTGGTAAGAATCTTTTGATTATCTATACTAGCCTTCTTATCTGCTACCTCGTCAAGAATGTTGCCAACTCTTTTCTTAATCCAAGTAGAAAAGTTTTTATCATCTTTGGTTGTGTAATACTTAACTAAACAATCTTTCTGTTCAGTGGTAAGAAGTTTACCATACTTATTGTCAAAGTTCTTTAAAGCAATACCTAATGCTAATGTTTCAGTTTGAAGCTGTTCTTTAGGTTTATCAGTATGGTGAGCGTTAGCCTCTTTAATTCTTTTGGCTTCTTTGTTTTCTACCAAGTGTTCAAAAATGTTTTGTTCACAAGCCATTCTATCACGGGAGGTAAGATACTGACCACCTTGATTAACATTGTTTTCATTAATCAGAATATTGAAGCTGGCAAATAATTTATAGTTAGAGACGGTGACCTTCATTATGTTTTTACGATTACAAACTCTACTTATCTCATCTAATAGTTTTGTATTTTCAATGTAAAGCTTTGAATCATCAACAGTTTTATGATACTCTTTAACTAAATCACCAAAAAATCGAGATGCATAATAAGGATTTCTTGCCTCACTATATAATAGTTGCGAATAAACTCTATATGCTTTTGAAATCTCTGTTTCCGACATAAAGTGTTTCTTTATAACAGAAAAAATTCCAGCAGCCGTTTTATTATGGCCTTTTGAAATCTCATTTAAAACTGCATGATTGAGTATTTCAAACATAATGCCAACATTACGTTGTTTGCTGTGTTTCATATTTAACCCCAATAAATTATATTATCACCTAAAATAAATATATAACTGATTAAGTAAAATTAATTATTCTTAGCCTTCATTAGTGATAAAGTTGATTCTTCTAGTTTATTTTCTTTATGATCTTTTATGAGATTACCCATCATGTCGCTAACAACATGATCATATTTCATAATATCAGAAATGGTTTTGTCAAACATATCCTTTCTACTTCTGCGATTTTTTCCCTTCGCTCTGATAAAGTCAAGCGTCTTTTTCATCTCCTCATTTTCGGGATCATTAAGCTTATCACCTACCATACCTTTTATCTCTTCTTCATCTTCTTCTTCGTTAAAGGTATAGTTTTTAGGATATCCTGGCAACTCTCTTGTTCCGATAGGATCATAAGGCATAGCGTCTTTAGTATATTGTCTTGTATTGTTTTCTTCTGCAGAATCATCGTCATCAGTATCATCGTCTGATTCGGGTGCCATCGGTGGCATTCCACCAGCATTCGGTTCTTCACCGGCTTTAATCTGTTCTAAGATATGTTCACGATCTGCTTGTTCTTCTAATTGTAGTTTAATGTTAACGATTTCAGAAGAGGATAATTTCAATACCTCTTTCTGTATGTATTCATTTGATAATAAATTAGAGTCAGCCATATCATTTGCAGTGCTAAAACGATTACCCATCAATTCAAGGTGCATCATTTCAGTAACTGTAGATGGATTCGTTAATCTTAAATCAAAGTTATAAATAGACGATTCATCATATCCACGTAAGTAAAGGTGGATAAGTGATATCTTAGCTAATTCACTAACAACAATTTTTTGTATTCTTTGTATTGTCCGAGCAAACTTAATATCTTCTTGTGCTAGTGTTGACTTACCACTCAAGTCTTCTTCGGCTGTAAGGTATGACTTAGGAACACCCAACGAAATAAACAGCTTGTTTTGTAGATACTGAATGTCTTCAATAGCAGCAGCGTTCTCACCGCCAGGCAATGTTTCAATTCTACTTCCTCTGTCACCACGAACAGGGATAAAGAAATCTTCAAGTATTGATTCGGGGTTGTATTTATAATCAACATTACCGGTAGATTCACCTACAACAGCTACTCTCTTTAATTTGTCTCTTGCAGCCTGCATATAAGAATCAACATCTCTTGGTGGAATATTTCCCACATCAACATAAAACACTCTACGTTCGGGTGCTCTACTGATTCTATAAATCAACATAGCATCTTCAGCCATCAATAATTGTCGCCATACTTTACGTGACGAATCTAGTATAGAACGACCATAAGGTAAAAATCTATCATCACCAAGTATTCTTAAATGTGACACTTGATAATTTTCAAACACAGTATTACCTTGAGCAGTCCATTTAAATCTTAAACTATTTGGGTCGTTGTTAAAACCTTCCTCTCTTTCTATCTCGCCAACTGGCATAGCAATAGCACCTAACACACCCTCTTTATCAACAATATCTAGTAGATTAAACATATCACCATACTTACACATATTACGAATCCATGTCCATAGATGAAAGTCTAAATCTAATCTTTGATAAAGTAGTTCTTCAAGTTCATGTACAACCTTATCATCATCAGAAACTATCTGTAATATTTTACCGTCTTCTGCATAAGTCATAGAATCATCAGCATATATATCTAACGCTCTTGTGATTTCTGGATAGTGGTCCATCTCATCGTAATCTTTTACACGTTCTAATCTTTCAACGCCACCTACTAAAGATTGCTGATATAAAGCAGAAGACGCTCTTTGGAATGTATCAAAAGCATTTTTCTGTGCCTTTATGCCGGGTCTTTCGGTAGGAACTTTGTACGAAGCTGACCCACCTGTTAGTAATTTTTTTAGTATATCAAATCTATCTGCCATTTCTTATCCCTTCTAATTCGCCTGCGTCACAAAAAACAAAACTAAACCTAACACTACTGGCACTAAACCGGCAATACCTCCCCAAATACCAGCCTTTATTTTTAACGTGGCGATATCTACTTGGATTTGTGTAAGTTTATTTTCAATTTCGTTAAACTTATTACCGTGATCGTCAAGTTTATCTATTACCATCTTTTCGTATTTACTCCAACCGTCAATATCAGCCATTAATTCATCATCCATCGTAAATCTTCTCGTTGGCCATTACCAACATCAAAGGTTAAGTTTTCTTCTTTTTTCTGATCGTCTGTCTTATAAATACCAAACTCATAAGGCGTAGATGAAAAATTAATTCCACTTAATAGTTGTTTAGTGATATCATCATTTTGACTATTGAATTTAAGAGTAGTGGCTCTAACATACATTCCAATAGCTAATGACATTACAAGGTCATCATTATAACTAGATAATGCTTCGGGTTTACCGTTGTTAAATACAAAAGTTTCTAATTCATTTAATGTTCTTTTAGAGTGTAAAATAAATTCATGTGTTCTTAAATCTTCTTCCATACGAGCTACACAAGCAGGTCTGCTTTTCATGCTCATGGTAAAGCCGGGAACGGCATTCTTTGGCACATTGTATGGGTCGTAATGTAGTTGATTAGAATTGCTTTCATGTATACGAGTTAAGTCTTTTATAGTCCAATAAAGATTTCTATACTCCATCTCTATTAGTTTCATTACAACATGATGACCCATAGAAGCATTTTCAACAATTATATATGCGTTATTATATTGAACTGCTGTGTTGTGAATAAGGTGAGCATAAACATCTGTGTTAACCTTACCTTTATATTCTGCTACTTGTTCATAACTCTCAACATCAATAACATGAAAAGCTGAAAAGTCATCACCATCGCCGCGAGCAACGTCAGCAGATAAAATATATTGTTTGGAGTAGTCGGGATATTTCCATATCCATAAGTTTTTATCAATCCAAGTTTTTTCTTCGGGATCTCTCATAAAAGGTCTGAAACCATTGTCAGCTTCTTCATCTTCAGTTGGGTGTTCTTCATACCAACTCAAAGCTTTCAAACTGACTACATTGTTACCCGATTGTAAGAAGTCACAATCATGCTCTTGCGCAAAAGCTTGATCACCTATTTTCTTTCTTTCGTTTCTCGCCCACTCCTCATCTCTATCGGGGTGAAAGTTCCAAGGTAGGTTGATTGGATTAAAAGAAATGTTTTTATTACCCACTCTCTCACTAACGCCAGCTTCTGCTTCTATGTATTGTTTGTGGAACCAATTACCAATACCGTTTGGCGATGACAATACAACACAATCACCACCTGTTGATAGTGTAGGTTGAGCGGCAGTCCATATGCCATCCATAGACTTAATAAATGCAGCCTCATCAATAATCAATAAACTTAATGCCTCTGAGCGAGCTGCGTCTGTTGCGTTTGAACCAGTAGCGCCAGCTTTAATCTTTGAGCCATTAGCTAGCTCCATACTCTGACGATTATCAATAAGTATTTCAGACTTTAACCACGGTGGTACTTCTTCTAAAAACACCCTTATTTTGTCTACCAAGTTAGTTGCTGTATCTCTCTTTGTAGCAAGAATAAAAATTTCTTTGTTCTTAAAAAAGTTAGCCATCCAACCTGCGTATGCAGCACATAAAGTAGAAATACCTAATTGTCTCGCTTTTAAAATAATGTTATATGAATTATCAAGGAAACTTTGAAGCGTATCTTCTTGGAAATCCCAAAGCTCAAAACCTAAAAGACCTTTAGTAGGGTGGCGTATTTTCCCATACTTTTTAATAAAGTAAATCGGGTCTTTACGACACCTCACATACTCTTCCGCTTGTTCTTTATCCATTGTATCCTCTCACGGTTGATGAACGAATAGACCTGATAACACACCCCCAAAATAAGGTTGTTTTTGCCACCATCCATCCATCTGTTCCTCAAAGTCGGGACTTCTTGAGTTAGCAACCTTTTCCATCACACCAAAATCTCTTGCTTTTGCTATTTGTAGAAACCATTCTCTCTTACATAAAAAAGGATTGTTTGACCAATTAAAATACTTTGCATCCATCTTCCACAGAATATTATCGTCATTCCAATCTAATTTATCACATATATCTGAATTGTTGTAACCAAAATTTTCTTCCACTGCAAAACCAACCCACCAATTTTTTGGATCACAACCTTTTCTGCCAGCATCTCCACTCACTATAGGGTGACCAAAACTATCAACTTCATTAACCCACCTTTTAACTTCATTTGATGTATTGATATAATCACTAAGTTTTCTATATTTTACTATATCTAAAAGACCATGATGAATAGCTTTTAAACCTAATGTTAACTGATTGTAAATATCTTCTTGAGTTGCGTCTAACTCAAAATCATTTTCTAAAAACAACACATAATCTTTGTAGGATTCAGCGATTGCCTTTACCATTCCCCAGCCAATACCTAAATTTTGTTGATGACCACCGTAATCATACTTCTGATAACTGTTAACTAAATTTACATCATCATTACTTATTTCATTAAAGAAAATAAAATTATCACCAACCATATCCGTTAGGCCGTTTTTATCATATGATTGTAAACTTTTTTCAAGCTTATCATTACGACCATGACTTAACACAACAACACCAACCTCTTTTAATAAATAATCAAACTCATCCATTTAAAACCTTTCTATATAAACGGCGAAACTGTATTCACAGCCGGACTACTCACTCTCCGTGCATCGGGTGGATTATCTGCTTCGTATGTAGGAAATGCTTTTCCATCATCGGGGTATCTATCTTCAAACTTTGTATTCAATACTAAAACACTATTAATGTTATCTGTGATAAAACTTTTTATTCTTTTACCTTTAGTTGTATCCCAAGCATAAAGGTATCCTTCCTCTGATATTTCATAAGGTTCTACTACCCTTAAGATGCGTTGAGTTATTCTATCTTTAGGTTTTCTTTTTTTGGAATAAGAGATACGAATTAAATTATTAGATGCGATAGCACCTTGTATTTTTAATTCATTTGCAGCTGATAGTGCCATATTACTTTTCCTTTATTTTCAGAATCTTGTAATCTGGTTCTATTTCATTCTCCAACTGACTGCGAGTCATTTCTGTTTCTACTTCCATTCTTACCACATAATCTATTACAGGGTTGGTTTCGGAATCGGGATTAACCTTATCAACTTCAAATTCTTTTTGACTATTAATCTTAATATCATTTATAGCAAAATCAAACTTTAATTTTCTAATTTTTTCTTCTTTATTCTTTTCAGTTGTAAATGGTATCTGTAATATCAAATCAAACGTATGAATATTTTCTTCTATACCATCAACTTCTTCCCGTTCCGATTCTGTTATGCTAGACTCTGTAGCTCTAAAACTATCAATAAAATCATCGCCCAATAATTTATACCGAGCCATAAAACTATCAACATCTTTTTCTGTTGTTATGTCATCTAGGTCATTAACCATTTTCATAATATTGCGGCGACTAAAACCAAGATCAGCTAACCTTGCATATATCATCGACTTATATCTTTCTTGTCTCATCATACTGTTTTTCTTCATTGATGCGACATAACTTTTTATAAGGTCTTGAATACTCTGTTCTGCGAGAAGCGCTTTATGTAGTTTCATTTTGTTCCTATTATATAGTTATGTGAGCTGCCGAAGCAGCT